CAGGATTGTGAAGATTTTATTACATGGATGATCGAAGAAGCACATAAACGAGGCATTAAAAAATGTTTCTTTTTAGGCGACTGGCATCACAACCGTGCAAGCATTAATGTTAGTACACTCAATTACACAACTAGTAATTTGCGTAAACTCAGTGAATCATTTGAAGAAGTTATTATGATTACAGGCAATCACGATTTATATTATCGTGAGAAGCGTGAGATACATAGTTTATCAATGATCGAAGAATTTAAAAACATTAGAATGATAAACAATGAAATGTTTATTGAAGATGGTGTTGCGTTTATTCCTTGGTTATGTGATGACGAGTGGAAGAAACTAAAAGAGATTGATTGTAAATTTATGTTTGGGCATTTTGAATTGCCTAGTTTTTATATGAATGCACTTGTACAAATGCCAGATCACGGCGGACTTAAAGCAGAAGATTTATCAAGACCTGAGAAAGTTTTTAGTGGACACTTCCATAAAAGACAAGAGCGTGGTAATGTAATTTATCCAGGTAACTGCTTCCCACACAACTATGCTGATGCATGGGATGATGATAGAGGATGTATGTTCTTAGATTGGGATGGCACAATTGATTATCAAGCATGGCCAGATGCACCAAAGTATCGTACACTAACATTAAGTAAACTAATTGATAACCCAGACAAGTTCTTGGGATCTAAAACACATGCTCGTGTTAGTTTAGATGTAGGCATTACATATGAAGAAGCAAACTTTATTAAAGAAACATTTGCTAAACAATATGACTTGCGTGAGATTACTCTTATGCCAAGTAAAAAAGAAGAACACACACAAGACTGGAATAAAGGTGTAGACATTCAAGTAGAAAATGTAGACACTATTGTATTGTCGCAATTAGAATCAGTACAAAGCGATACTATCAAGAAACAAATACTAGTAGACATTTATACAGGACTAACAACTTAAACATGCTAATAATTAAAAATATCACTGTAAAGAATTTTATGAGTGTGGGCAATGTCACACAGGCAGTTCACTTTGACAACGCAGGCTTAACACTTGTGTTGGGTAACAACTTGGACTTGGGTGGCGATGGCTCTCGTAATGGTACAGGTAAAACTACCATTGTTAACGCACTTAGTTATGCACTATATGGTGCTGCACTTTATAATATTAAAAAAGATAACTTAGTCAACAAAACCAATAATAAAAACATGATGGTTACTTGTGACTTTGAAATGAACGGACAAGCGTATAGAATTGAACGTGGTCGTAAGCCTAATGTATTTAAATATCTAATCAATGACATAGATAACAACGAAGGCATTACAGATGAGATGCAAGGCGAAGGTAGACAGAGTCAAGCAGTAATTGAACAACTACTAGGCATGAGTCATACAATGTTTAAGCACATTGTTGCACTGAACACTTACACTGATCCATTCCTAAGTATGCGAGCAAACGATCAGCGTGAAATGATTGAACAGTTGCTAGGTATTACTAAACTTAGTGAGAAGGCAGACATACTAAAAGACCTTCTTAAAGGCACTAAAGACAGAATTACAGAAGAAACATTTAGAATCAAAGGCATAGAAGATGCTAATGATCGCATTGGCAGTAGCATTAAAGATTTAGAGCGTAGGCAAAAAACATGGGCTACACAACTACAAGAACGCATACAAGAAAACACTAGCGAACTGGCTGCATTAGAACACATCGACATTGATGCTGAAATAAAAGCACACGAAGAATTTACAAAATTTAATGAAAAAAAGAATCAAATAGATACATTAACTGCCGAGATTGCTAGACTAACAAGTAGTGTTGAGCGTGAGACTAAGCGTTTAACTAAAGCACAAACTGATCTAAATTCAACATTAGAACACAAATGTTATGCATGTGGACAAGAAATACACGACGAACAACATGATAAAATTGTTGTACAAAAAACAGAACTTGTAGATGAAAGTCAAAAACATTTAGACGATGATAATCAATTAATTACAGAATACAATACTGCAATTGCAGACTTAGGAGAGCTAGGTGTTGCACCACGCACAGAGTATAACACACTACAAGAAGCATACAAACATCAAAGCAAAATAGATAAGTTACAAACTGCATTAAATAATGCTAAGGAAGAAACAAATCCATATATAGAACAAATTGATAGTCTAACAGAAACTGGCCTACAAGAAGTAAATTGGGCAGAGGTAAATAGACTTGAGGAACTAAGAGAACATCAAGACTTTTTATTAAAACTATTAACTAACAAAGATAGTTTTATTCGTAAAAAGATTATTGAACAGAACTTGCAGTTCTTAAACACACGATTAGAATATTATATTACACGTTTAGGTTTACCACATGAAGTACAATTCCAAAGTGACCTAACTGTAACTATTACACAACTTGGACAAGATTTAGATTTTGATAACTTGTCAAGGGGTGAGCGTAACAGATTGATACTTGGACTAAGCTGGAGTTTCCGTGATGTCTTTGAAAGTATGAATCACCCTATTAACTTTGTTTGTATTGACGAACTAGTTGACAGTGGTATGGATACAATTGGTGTAGAAAGTGCATTAGGTGTATTGAAGAAAATGGAACGTGATAGAGAAAAGAATATTCTACTTATTTCACATAGAGATGAGCTAGTTGGTCGTGTACAAAGTGTATTACAAGTTACAAAAGAAAATGGCTTTACTACATTTAATACAGAGATAGAGGTGATAGATGCTTAATTTTATGAACTATGGTATTACTAGACTTGGTAATACAGAAGAAGCAATTATTGTAAAACCTAATTGGTACAGTGAGATGCAAATAGGTATTAAGAAAATGCAAAAACATAAAGGCATTTCTGGTGTACCTAATTTTTTAACCGAGCAAGAAAAACAACAATTAACAGATATTCAAACTCACATTAAAGAAGAGTATGAACTAGAAGTTGGAAACTTAATGGCTCCTACTGTATTTTGTTTATCGTATCTCATTTGGCTTAAGACTCTAGAACGCCCACATGAAGAAGATTATCTTAAAGAATTTACTTTAAATACAATTATTGATGCAGGTAAAAATTTTACCCTAGATAGTTATAACGAAGCAGAAGAAACATTAAAAAAAGTACACAAATTAATTTATGTTGAATATGAAGATTTGTTTATTGATTGTAACACACAGCTAGACATTACTAAAGAAGAAATAAAAAAATATACAACAGATCATTTAGAAACTGCTAAAAAAGTAGCACGAATGGCTGGCGATTACGATATGATAGATGAACTAGATAATTATTCTGTCAGATTATATCGTGGATAATCATCAACGAGAACTTAATTTGAAAAATGGCATAACAAATCCAGAATATGTATTATTACATGCACCAAATACAATAGACGAATCGAAACTAGGCGTAGACGCACTAGAATTAATTAGAAAAGCAATTAATGAGTGGATCAAGGAATAGCGGTAAATGTCCGTGGACTTACAACAATATTGTAGTTGACGAACTTCCTGCTGACTGCGAAGGATTTGTTTATTTAATTACTAACCTTACTAACAATCGTAAGTATGTTGGTAAGAAACTAGCAAGATTTAAAACAACAAAGCCACCTCTTAAAGGTAAGAAAAACAAAAGGCGTGGAACAAAAGAAAGTGACTGGCAAACCTATTGGGGTTCATCAGATCATTTAAATGCAGATGTATTAACAATTGGCGAAGAAAACTTTACTAGAGAAATATTACATTATTGTCCTAGTAGAGGCGTACTAAGTTATATGGAAGCAAAAGAACAATTTGACCGTAGAGTATTAGAAACCGATGAATACTATAACGGAATAATTAATGTAAGAATAGGTAGTTCTAAAATTCTTACAGAACACTTGAAAAAAGGTTGACAACGCATAACTTTCTTGTTATTATAACAAAAGTAGCGTTTTAACTTTGTTTGAAGCAAATAATTAAAGCATCAGATAATTAATAGTGTAAAACCAAAACTCACACAGACACAAAGTCAAGCAATTACTGGCACCGTTCAAAACACAATCAGGCTAATAAAAACTAACACAGGCTTCAAAGCTCCGATTGGTCGGCATAGGTCGACTCACCTTGAGGTTACGTAATCGCGTGACTAGATACTGGTGTGCTTAACAATGTCAATACACTGATTTGACAAATCAAAATGATCAAGCTCTACGAACGCTCGTAACTTGAGGATAGTCCAAAAGTCGATACCATGGCTCCGGATGTTTCTGCGTTAGAAAAGCAGTATGTAATAAGGGTACAGCGTAACCGCCCTTCCTAGGTGTTAAACTAGGTTTACTATGGTACTTGTGGGTGACGTTCTATGTCAAGAACTCAATTTACACTTGGCCCTTAGTAGGCTAAGTGTGAATAAAATATCTTGTCAAGTAACCATTATAATTATCACATAAATAAACATAAGAACTAATTAAAAAAAATAGTTTTTATCTAAAACAATTAACTAACATAAAGAAGCGTAAGCATAAACAGTGAACAAAGCGTTAGCTTTGTGAAACTGATGATATCGTAGATATCAATTATATGAGAGAACAATAACACATATGACGTTGGACGAATTTCAGAGTAAATTTTTAGAGTTTACAGAAAAGCAAGTTGAACCCCTTAAAGATGATGGATATCCTGTATGTCCATATGCTAAGAGTGCCAGAATTAAACGGGCATTACAGTTCATTGATGGTCGTAATGATTTAACAATTATGGATACCTTTGATCCTAAAACATATCAAATGGGTATTGTTTGGTTGGGTGATTTAGATGATATTACTCCTGTAGAGAAAATTTGCGAGGAGTACTCAAATAAAAATCCACATCTCTTATACTTTACTAGTACAAGACAAAGCGGACATTTTGTTAAGAACTTTACTGATTGTGTGTTTATTCAACGTGCTAACGACTTGTTAGAAAAACGCAAACACTTACATGATAATACAAACTATTACGATAGTTGGCCCGACGAATACTATAAACTAATTATGGGTCATTAACCTTTTCTAGCTTTATTAATTTCTTCTACTCTATTATTCATTCGTTCTATCAACAGCTTAATACTGTCAATGGGCATTTGCATAATGTCTTGATAACTGATCGCACCTTCGCTGCGAATAACTATATCTAAATAGTTACCTTCGGTATCTCTGAGATCCTTATTAAACTTTTCAACAATACTTAATACTTCTTCGGGTTGACGAGAAGATATCAACCCCCGAAAAAATTTGCAATATCCAAATCTACAGCAGTTTTCCAAGTATGTCCACAGTCCTGACAGTTAGCAGTAAATTTTGTTTCTAATCCACTTTCACTAAGTTCTTCAACTTTAGATCTAATAGATTCGTAATCATTTTTAGTAATGCTTTGTAACCATTCTCTAATAGTTTCTTTGTCATTGATAACGTCTGTATCTTTTCCTTGTACACTAATAATACAGTTAGTAATTAAATCAACTGTAAGTTCTGCAATTTCAACAAAAGTTTTTCCAAACAATTCTTGTCTAGTAACATCGTCATGTACATCACTTGCCAAGCCTTGAATCATCTTGTTTTGTTTAATTTGCTGAACTTGTAGCATCGTTCTGTCTTTTAAAGTATATGGGTTACATATAATTTTAAAATCACTTGGCAATGTTACACTTTTATCTATTGGTGTATTGCTTATTTTTGATAACATTACATTTGCATCTAGTTGTAATTGATTATCATATTCACACTTTGGACATTTAACATCTAAGTCAATTTCCTTACCATAGCTAGCTTGTCTAATTCCTACTAAAATTACAAGTAAGTCGCTCACTGGCATTGATTCTGGATCTTCAATATCAGGGCAACAACTTTTAATTAAACTTATAGTAGCTTCTCCGTTAAACAATGCATCGGGTGTTTTAGTTATAAGTTCGTCCCTTGCGGTCATGGCATATACAGCTAGCTCGTTATCTATACTAAGTTTTGGTTTTGTTGTATAATATTCACCTCGACTTGGTAATGGAATAAACAAAGCAGGCTTTCTATATGCTTGAATTAATGGGTTCGTCATAATTTGTATTTCTCCAATTATCTACTAAGTTTATGATTTCCATAAATAGTAGTATATATACAATAGTATTTATCTGAATTAAAATACCACTTAATTGGAATAGCATGGATCAAGATTTAATAGACGCAATATACCAACGTTATCCTTGGGCAACTGAGGCTACAATGGAAAAAGTCGCTCAGAATATGAGTGGACAGAACGTTAGTATGGCCGCTATTGCAGCCGTACTGGGCAAAAAAGATGCAGCTGCAATTAGAGATTTAGAATCCAAAGCCAAAAAAAGTAAAGAAGAAGCACATATAGCCGGTGAAGCTGCCGTTACAGCTACAAAAGTAGCCGGCGGTGCAATGCAAAAGATTATATCAAATTCAGATCCAGTTAATGCTACAGCTGAAATATCACATGAAGCTGCTAAAATTTTAGCAAATGCTGGGATAGGATTATCAAACTTGGGAGCAGGTGCAGGTAAAGTAGGTACCGCTCTTAAATTGGGAGCAAGACATGCCGGTACTCCAATTGTTGTTGGAACAGGTTTAGGTGTTATATTTGCAAAACTATTAGGAGAGCAAGAAAAACAAGCCAGACAACTTATTGATTTTGGAGCAGTAGTTTCTGATACAGAGCGTTGGACTAATCTGAGACATGCTACTAGAGATTTGGGCATGGGTTTAAAAGATTTCAATGATGTAATGATGGAAGCAAAAGCCTTTACAGTTCAAGCCCAAGGTGATGCATTTACAGGATCGTTAAGATTAGCAGAATTTTTAAAAACAGTTGACCAGGATAAAACTTTTAGAGATTTTGGTATGGGAATACAAGATCAGTCTAGATTTATTGCTCAAGAAGTACAGACACTATACGAGATGGGAGAAATTGCAAATATGGATGCTGCTGGTAAGCGACGAGTAATTGATTCGTATACTTCAGCAAATAATTTAGCAATGTTTGCCGCTGACTCATTTGGTATGCAACGTGAAGAGGCATTACGACTTAGAGACGAAGCAAGAACTAATGTAGTTTTAAGAACAGCATTATTACAAAATAAGACAGAGATTGAAGAGATTTACGGAAAAGCAGCAAGCAAAAATATTGCAGATTCGGCTGCAGCCTTTAAAGTTTTAAATACACAATTCTTTGGCGAAGATTTTGCAAAAACTGTAGATGGAATTATGGGAAGTTTTGTTGGTGATATTCCGTTTGATCAAGTTGCATCTAATAATATAAGTTCGGAAATGTTAGCAACATTATCTTCTGTACCAGGAGCCAATGAAGCTCTTATATCAATGATTGAAAAAATACCAACATTGGATACTAATAAAGAAAGAGTTGATGAGTTCAAAAAGTTCTTTAAGTTAATGTTTAATGCATCCACAAAAATGACAACAGGGTCACCACAACTTGAGGCATTGAATACCTTAATTGAAAATGTTAAAACTGCCGCTGGTGCTGAAAGATTTTTATTAACAGATACGGATACATTATCATCAGAATTTTATGCAAAATTAACTGATGGAGCAGACACTAGCATTGAAGTAATGAATAGTCTTATGGTTGCATTTCAAAATGCACAAGAATTATTAACACCGGGATATGATACAATGGCTTATGGTTTTGAAACATTGTCTTCTAATTTGTTAAAATTTGGAAAAGGTGTTGCTGGTGCATTTGATAAAATGAATCCTGACACTGACAATACAGATGGTGAACGAAAGTCTAGGTTTGATGAATTTTACGCTGAACACTTAGAAAAATCAATGAACAAGCGCCTGGCACGAATAAATGAAACAAATATAACTTCAAACGTTAATATGGTTGCAATGCAACTGGATTCACTTAAAGCTGAGGAGGCTTTTGTTGCTGAATTATTAAAAACCAAACTTACGCCAACATACACTGATCCAGAATCAGGCGAAGAAATGGGCGGAGAAGCAATGACCGAGGATCAGATATTTGCATTAGAACAAAGAGAATTACAATTAGCAGATGATTTGATAGAACTTAAACAGTATGCAAACTTACTTAACAAGAAAAAAATAGAATTAATAGGACAAGAGGAAAAAATAGATGGCTGATAAAACAAATAATATACTAATAGGTGACGTAGCAATTGATGTTCCTGCTTGGGCTAGTGAGATTACATTAGAAAACTTGTCAATACAAACTGGTAATGCAGTTAAACTAACAGATGAAATGCTACAAGCAGTTAGAGAAAATACTAAACTTGATGATGATTTAATTGATGCAGTTAAGATTAATACAGAAGTTGGTACAACAAATGCAAAAAACAACGAAGCAAATGCAAAAGGAAAAACTAGTATATTATTAAAAGGTGCTCAAGCGATCAAAGACACTGCATCATTCTTTGGAGATTCTGAAAAACCACTGAGTAGTATGGTATCAGCTACAGAAAACTTAGTAGGAAAAATGAAAGGATCAAGTGGTAAACTTGATAAAGCATCAGCAGAGGGATTGCCGTTTGTAAAGGCATTAAAAAAATATGGTAAACAGGTAGGCGGCGTAGCAGTTGACATTGGGTTTGCTTGGGCAGGTTGGAATGCAGCTAAATTTGAACAGTTTGCAGAAGTACAAAAAATGATGATAGACTCGGGTGCTGTTGTTTACGATACTGCAGATGTATTTGATGAACTATATAATGACAGTTTTCAAATGGGCATAACGTATAAAAGTTTTGCTAGTGTTATACAGAACTTTGGTGGAACAATGGTAGGCATTGGAGGAGATACTTCTAAAGGTTCTAGATCATTTTTAAAAATGTTTAAAACATTGTCAGACAATACAGATGTATTAGGAGACTTGGGTATGTCAAATGTTGACTTGATGAATTCTTATGCAGGATTTATAGAAGCTCAGCGTTTAACAGGACGACTAGATAAACAATTAGTAAACGAAGGGCAACCATTAGAAGAAGCTTATAAACAATTAGTACTAGAAGCAGGCGCACTTGCAAATTTAACATCAATTACTAGAAGTGAAGCAATGTCAAAACAACTAGCCGCGTTAAGCGATACAAGTTTAGCAGCAGGTCTATCACAGATGGAAGATAATAATTTTGATAAATCAGCAGAAGCAGTAAGAACTTTTATGAAACAGATTTCATTATTTAATGATGTTGGAACCGGCGACTTATTGGGACTTGTTACAACTGCTGTTAATAAAACAACATCTATATTTGCAAATAATCCAGAAAACTTTGATTTACGACCTGTATTAACTCAATTGGATGCGACTGCAGCTGGAAGGCTGGAAATTCTAATGCCAGGATTTATAGATAAATTTAATGACTCTATTCGAAATGCTGAAACTTCAACTACTGGAATGGCTGAAAATTTCTTAATTAACGAAATTGCTAATTTCAATCGAGATAAATTGATGAGCACCGAACTTGGTTCAATTTCAGATGAACAAGAATCTTTTTACCTAATATTAAAAAACTTTGGTAACCTAACTAAACTTAGTGTAAAAGATCAAGCAAAAATTCTCGAAGGCAGTATGGAAGAATCAGGCAAATCAACTAAATCAATGAATGATATGTCTAAGATGTTTTTAACAGCACAAGAATTTATTACAATGGATATGCAAAACTTCGGCGAAAATTTAGACTTCGTTTCTGGATTACTAGAAGATTCAGCTCAATGGTTAAGTGGAAAATTTAATGATTATAAAGGCGATACAAGTGTTGTAGGTCCTGACTATGTTGGAGATAAACTAAATTCCGACAATTCTTCAACAAGCACCTCAACTTCTAAAGTATCATTGCAAAGTTTTGTAGAAACATCACCTTTGCCAGTAAATGCAAAAGCAGTTGATTTACCAAGATTAAAAGATAGGTTGACATACCTGCAATCAAATAGTATAATAACAGCTGCTCCAGGTGATAGAACTGGAAGACTTGCGGCTCGAAAAGAACAGCAACTTAATGATGAGATTGCGGCTACTAAACTTATGATTGAACAAATTTATACTGAAATTAGGCATAAAGAGAACATTAAGTTCCAAAATGACGCCAGAGAAGCAATGGGATATATAAATTGATAAATATATATAATAAAAGGCAAATAATATGAGTTGGAAAAAACACTTCACAAAATACAATCCACAAGGTGGAACATCTGGAACTACAAGTAATAATCGCTGGCAAAGTTGGCTACCAGAGGTATATTCGGGTCAACCAAATCGTGTTGAGCGATATACACAGTATGATCAGATGGATCAAGATAGTGAAATTAATGCTGCACTAGACACTATTGCAGAATTTAGTACACAATTAAACCCAGAATCAAATTTGCCGTTTGAAATTAATTATAAAACAAGTCCAACTGATTCAGAAGTAAGTGCATTAGAAACTACATTAAAGCAGTGGGTTGCTATTAACAACTTTGAACGTAGAATATTTACTATGTTTAGGTCTTGTATTAAATATGGTGATCAATTCTTTATTAGAGATCCAGAAACATATAAACTTATCTTTGTACAACCGGGTGACATTGCTAAAGCAATTGTTAATGAAAGCGAAGGCAGAGAAATTGATCAGTATGTTATTAAAAATATAGCACTTAACTTACATGACCTAGTAGCAACTGACACTAAAAAGCATTCAGATGCAACCGCAGTAAATCCAACAACTGGTTATAGTGTTGGTAAAGGAAACTCAGGTATTGTTACGCCAAACTCATCAGGCGGACAAAATTCAGAATTTGCCGTTGATGCAAAGCATGTAGTACATGTTAGTTTAAGTGATGGAATGAATGGTAACTGGCCATTTGGTGACAGTATACTAGAACCAGTATTTAAAGTATACAAACAAAAAGAATTATTAGAAGATAGTATTATTATCTATCGTGTGCAACGTGCACCAGAACGTAGAGTATTTTATGTTGATGTTGGTAATATGCCAGCACACAAGGCAATGAGTTTTGTTGAAAGAGTTAAAAACGAAGTACACCAAACACGTATCCCAAACAGTAGCGGCGGTGGAACTAAAGTAGTTGACGCAGCATATAACCCATTATCAATAATGGAAGACTACTTCTTTGCTCAAACAGCAGAAGGACGTGGATCTAAAGTTGAAGTATTACCAGGTGGTGAGAACCTTGGTGAGATTGATGATTTAAAGTACTTTAATAACAAGTTAATGCGTGGACTTCGTGTACCAACATCGTACCTTCCTACTGGAAGTGAAGACGGTATTGCGGCGTTTAATGACGGACGAATTGGTACTGCAATGATCCAGGAATTCCGTTTTGCAAAATATTGCGAAAGATTACAATTAACATTACAACAGTCTTTAGACCATGAGTTTAAATTATTCTGTAAGCATAGAGGTGTTGATGTTAGTGCTAGCTTGTTCAATGTAACATTTAGTGAACCACAAAGTTTCTCACAATATAGAACAATTGAAATTGATGCTCAAAAGGCAAACCTATTCAGTTCTATTGAAGGAGTACCATACTTATCTAAGAGATTTATACTTCAAAGATACTTGGGTCTTAACGAAGAAGAAATGGTTGAGAACGAAAGAATGTGGAAAGAAGAAAACCAAGCAGGTAATCAACCATCCGGGTCAGCAACAGGCGACTTAGGTGGTATGGGTCTAAGAGGCTCAGACGTTGATAGTTTTGAACCTACAGATGTAGGAGCAGAAGAAGCCGATGGCGAAGGATTAGATGATCTACCAGCAGACGGTGGCGATGCCGATCTAGGTGGGGACACAGGAGTACCAGACGATGCGATTTAATGAATTAGCACAAAACGAAAAAGATGATAACTTCAATAAATGGGACGAGGATGATACTCGTAGACCTAAATTGACGTTAAAACATCTAAATAAAATGCGTAATAGACGCGAAATGACTCGTAGTGAGCATGCAGATAAGATAGAAGATGTGCAACTACAGTACGGCGCTAGCCCCGAAGCATAGTAAGTAATATACACTTATAATGCACAAAACCCTAGCCGTGGCATCAAAACCACGGTTTTTTTTGTATTTAAGACATCTTGCTCTATGCCAAGACTAAATACACATGTTATAACCTTTAAAGGAGAATGTCAAATGAGTACTCGCGAACGTTATATTAAAGTAATTGAAAGCCTAGTTAATGGTGAAGAAGCACAAGCATCGGATCTACTACACGAAGCATTCGTAGAAAAAGCACGTGAAATCTGGAATGACCTAGTCGAAGCTGACGAAGTTGTTGAAGATGAAGTAGCGGAAGAAGAAATAGATGAAGCGATCGGCGGAGAAAAAGCTGACGACTTTATTGACGACATCGAAGAAGATGATGAAGAAATTGAAGCAGAAGAAATGTACGGTGAAGACGAAGAGGGCGAAGACGCTCCTGAATCAGATCTAAGCGACCCAGAAGCTGAAATGGAATTATCAGACGAAGATGGCGACATGGACTTTGACGGTGATGGTGAAGAATCAGCACACGAAGAAGAGCATGAAGAAATTGAAGATAAGTTAGTAAACGTCGAAGACGCACTAGCAGATCTTAAAGCAGAATTTGCCAAAGTTATGGGCGATTCAGAAGAAGAAGCTATGCCAGAAATGGAACCAGAAATGGAACCAGAAATGGAAGAGTCAGTATATGAAGAAACTGATTCAGATTCTGACGATGAAGCAGAAGAACTTGAAGAAGCGGCATCTTTAGATAAAGTAGGCAAAGACGGTGCAATACACCCAGTTGATATGCCAGCAGGCGATGATGGTAAAGCATCACCAGTTGCAGGTAAAAACGACATGGGCGGTAAAGCAGTTGATATGTCTAAAAAATCTGGAGACGGTGCAAGCAAAGGTCTAACAGACGCTGCAAAAGATATGAATGTAACTCACCCAGGTGATGGTGCAAAATTATCAGCAGAGACTAAAGGACACGGCGCTGAGAAAAAAGGCAAGGCTAACTAATTATGCTTACACTAAAAGAGAACCTAAGTTACGATCAAGCAAAAATCATTACTGAGTCAGATCAGGAAGGTAAAAACTTGTTTATGCAAGGTATCTTTGTACAAGGTGATAAGCGTAACCAAAATAGTAGAGTTTATCCAGTTACAGAAATTTCGAAAGCCGTTAAGGCAATACAAGAAAAAATTGAAACTGGGTATTCAGTATTAGGCGAAGCAGATCATCCAGATGACCTGCAAGTTAATTTGGACCGTGTATCTCACATGATTGAAAAAATGTGGATGGACGGACAAGACGGTTATGGTCGTTTAAAACTGTTACCAACTCCAATGGGAAATATTTGTAAAACCCTATTAGAAAACGGAGTAAAACTTGGCGTTTCGTCAAGAGGTAGTGGTAATGTAGCAGAAAGCGGTAATGTCAGTGATTTTGAAATACAAACTGTTGATATTGTTGCTAATCCAAGTGCCCCAGACGCATACCCGGATCCTTTATATGAACAAATTATGAATGGACACCGTGGTAATATTTTATTGGATGTTGCAACCGCAGTAAAAGACGATACAATAGCAAATCAATACCTCCAGAAGGAAGTATTAAAGTTCATTGAAAAACTAAACATTAGGAGAAGCTAAATGGCTAATAATGCAATAGAACAACTCCTAAGTTCCGAAGTCCTTTCTGAGGAAGTGCGTTCAACACTTTCAGAAGCATGGGAAGAACGTTTAACAGAAGCTCGAGAAGAGATCACTGCTGAATTACGTGAAGAATTCGCAAACAGATACGAAACTGATAAGACATCAATGGTGGAAGCACTAGATGCCATGGTATCAGATACGATTAACACTGAATTGCAAGAATTTGCAGCGGACAAAAAAGCGGCAGTAGAAGCTCAAGTTGAGTACAAACGTAAAATCTCAGAACATGCAGAAATACTTGATAAGTTTGTTATGGAAACGCTTAACAAGGAAATTACAGAACTACGCAAAGACAGAAAGCTACAAGAAGGCAACTTTGAGAAGCTAGAAGATTTTGTGATGGAACAACTTACTTCAGAACTTAATGAATTCCATAATGACAAGAAAGACCTTATTGAACAAAAGGTAAAACTTGTTGCGGAAGGTAAAGAAATGATCAATCAAGCTAAAACTGATTTCATTGACAAAGCTTCAACTAAACTAGCTAATATTGTTGATACAACATTATCAACTGAATTAGGTACGTTGAAAGAAGATATAAAGCAAGCAAAAGAAAATATGTTTGGACGTAAACTGTTCGAAACTTTTGCAGCTGAGTTTATGAGTTCACATATAGCTGAAGGAACACATATTTCTAAACTTTCAAAAGAACTTTCAGATGTGAAGAGTCAACTTGACGAATCACAAAAAGAAATTGCAGATAGAGAGGCAAAAATTACCGAAGCAACTGATAAAGTTGCAGCAATTAACGAAAGCCGTGAGCGTGAGGCAGTTATAACTGAACTTATGTCTCCACTATCTAAAGATAAGCGTGAATTAATGAACAACTTACTTGAAAGCGTAAGCACAAGTAAACTTAAAGCTCAATTCAACAAATACTTACCAACAGTATTAAATGAATCAAGCACAGTTAAATCACAAAAACTAACAGAATCACAGAAGACTGTGATTACCGGTAACAAGGCAGCAACTGCAAATGAAACTGCAAATGAAGCCGAAATTATTAACCTTAAAAAGTTAGCAGGAATCAACTAAGGAGAATTCCAAATGACACAGAATCTATTTGAAAATTGGGGCGTAACTAAAGACGCACTAACAGATGGTTTATCAGGTAACAAAAAGGTTGTTATGGAGTCAGTTCTAGAAAACACTAAGAGCTATCTTTCAGAATCAGCCGCAGCTGGTACAACAATGGCAGGTAACGTTGCATCACTTAACAAAGTGATTCTTCCAGTTATTCGTCGTGTAATGCCAACAGTTATCGCGAACGAACTAGTAGGTGTACAACCTATGACAGGTCCAGTAGGACAAATTCACACACTAAGAGTAAGATATGGTGAAACAGCCGCAACTGCAACAGCAGGCGACGAAGCACTAAGCCCATTTGCAATTGCAAAAGGTTACTCAGGTGACGCAGCAACAGGTAAAGCGACTTCAACTTCTTCTTTAGAAGCAGAAGCAGGTCGTAAACTTTCAATCCAAGTATTGAAACAAACTGTTGAAGCTAAAACACGTAAACTATCAGCACGTTGGACTTTTGAAGCGGCACAAGATGCTAATTCAATGCACGGTCTAGACGTTGAAGCAGAAATCATGCAAGCACTTGCACAAGAAATTACTGCTGAAATCGATCAAGAAGTTTTAACTTCACTACGTACATTAGCAGGTACAGCTGCAGACACATACGACCAAGGCGCTGTTTCAGGACAAGCAACTTTCGTCGGTGACGAGCATGCTGCACTAGCGGTTCTTATTAACAGATCTGCAAACCTAATCGCTACACGTACACGTCGTGGCGCAGGTAACTACGTTGTTGTTTCACCAACAATGTTAACAGTACTACAAAGTGCGACAACTTCAGCGTTTGCAAGAACAACTGAAGGTCCATTTGAAGCTCCAACTAACACTAAATTTGTTGGTACTTTGAATAATACTATGCGTGTTTTCGTTGACCAGTACGCGGCAGATAATGCTCCAGTACTAGTTGGCTATAAAGGCGACGGTGAAATTGATGCGGCAGCATTCTATTGCCCATACATTCCATTAATGTCTTCAGGCACAGTACTTGATCCATC